CGCTTGCGACCCTTGCGGTCGTGGAGTTCCGGGTCCTGCCGGGATGGTTCTACGCTTTGCCCTTCGCCAAGCGGAAGCCGTTTTCGTGTATGACCTGCTTTGGGTTTTGGATGGGTGTTGCCCTGACCCTGCCAACGTGCCAATGGTACTTGGCCCCTATCCTTGGCCTCGCCTCATCTGCCACCGCAATCCTACTCCGAGAATGGACCTTCAAATGACAACCGACCAATTCATCGTGGCCCAAAAGCATCGCAAGTATTGGGACCAATATGTGGCATCCCTAACGATGCGACTGCCACCCGATGCGGTTGGTGAACTGCAAGCCATCCTGACCGCTCACGGACGACCGCCCACAAATTGGTGGTGCGCTGACTGCGTAAAATCGGCCCTGCAATACATTTACCTACAAGCGGACCTGTTCCTCGAAGTCAACCAAAACACCATAAACCACTCCCTGAATGCCCCTGCCAACCCCGAACAATAACGAGTCAAGAGAAGGCTTTATCGGTCGCTGCATGAGCAATAACCAAACCAATGCGGAGTTCCCGGATACGGCTCAACGGCTTGCCGTTTGTGGCTCAACGTGGGAGAATCACAAGAGGCAGCAGTTCGAGTCTTATTCGGACTACGGCCAAGAGATTCGCTCCAACGCCAAGCGAGGGATAGAACTCAACGAGCGGAACGGCAACAAGTGTGCAACGCAGACGGGCAAGGTCCGGGCGCAGCAGTTAGCCAACGGGGAAGCCATCTCGGTTGAAACCATCAAGCGGATGCACTCCTACCTCTCAAGGGCAGAAACCTACTACGACAACGCTGACGATACATCGGACTGTGGTTACATCAGTTACCTGCTTTGGGGTGGCAAGTCTGCTTTATCATGGTCAAGAAATAAACTCCGAGAACTTGGCGAACTCGAAGGCGAAGGATGACGAAGCCCAAGTGCAGGCTCGGATGGACTCGCTGATGATGGTCATAACGACCCTTTGCGACTGCATTGGGGCGGTGGAGGATTCCAACTCGCCCAACGCTTTTGCCGTGAAGATGAAAATCGTGGACAAGATTGACGAACTCATTGACAAAATCGAATACTGATGCAACGAGTACCCATAGGAACCATTAAGAACAACCCGAACAACCCAAGGGTCATCAAGGACGACAAGTTCAAGAAACTCGTGCAGTCCATCAAAGACCTGCCCGAAATGGCCGAGGTTCGTCCTGTTGTGGTTAATACCGATATGGTTGTGCTTGGAGGCAACATGAGGCTTAAGGCCATGCGTGAGGCAGGCTGGAAGGACGTGCCGATTCAAGTCGTGGATTGGGACGAGGACAAGCAAAGGCAGTTTATTATCAAAGACAACGTAAGCGGGGGGGAGTGGGATTGGGAGATGCTTGCGAATGAATGGGATACCGAGGAACTGCAAGAGTGGGGTCTTGACCTGCCCGACTTTGACAACGCCAAGGAACTGGAAGCGGAGGAAGATGACTACGAGATGCCTGACGAATTAAAGACCGACATCGTGCTGGGCGACCTGTTCGAGATTGGTCCGCATCGTTTGCTTTGTGGGGACTCAACGGATAGCGATGCCGTTGCGAAGTTGATGGATGGGCAGAAGGCTGACATGGCGCACAATGACCCGCCCTATGGAATGAAGAAAGAAAACGAAGGGGTGCTGAACGATAATCTCAACTACGATGATTTGCTCGACTTTAATAGGGGGTGGATTTCCTTGCAGTTCACGCACCTCAAGGAGAACGGTTCGTGGTATTGTTGGGGCATAGACGAGCCGTTGATGGATATTTATTCGGGCATACTAAAGCCGTACATCAAGCAGAATAAGGCGACGTTTCGTAATTTGATTACATGGGACAAGGGAAACGGTCAAGGGCAAAACTCGGAAGAAACAAGAAGCTACGCCACGGCTGACGAAAAGTGTCTATTTGTAATGCTTGGTGTTCAAGGGTTCAACACAAATGCAGATAACTACTTCGAGGGATGGGAGCCAATCAGACTGTATCTTGATGGAGAAAGAAAGAAGTCTGGTTTTACAACTGATGAGTGTAACAGAATCTGTGGCAAGACCAACATGACGCAGTCAGCGTTCACAAAGGGCGGGTTCCGATTGATACTTAGGGAAGATTATGAGAAACTAAGACAGGCTTCTAACGGTAACGCCTTCAAGCGAGAATACGACGACATCAAGCGAGAATACGACGACATCAAGAAAAGTTACTACTCAACCCGTGCATACTTCAACAATACGCACGACAATATGAATAACGTGTGGCATTTTTCTCGCCACAATAAAGACGGCTCGGAGGGTGGTCACGCTACGCCCAAGCCGATACCCCTATGCGAAAGGGCTATTAAATCAAGTAGCCCCGATGGTGGGTTGGTGTTGGATGTATTCCTTGGCTCAGGCTCAACAATGGTAGCAGCCCACCAACTCAACCGCAAGTGCTACGGCATGGAACTTGACCCAAAGTACTGCCAAGTCATCGTGGACAGGATGCTTAAACTTGACTCGACCTTGGAGGTCAAGAGAAACGGACTGCCATACAAAACAGCCGAATAACAGCCGTGAGTAACCCAATACCAAATAACAAGCCGTTTGAAAAAGGGCAGTCAGGCAACCCCAATGGTCGTCCACGCAAGTACGTCAGCACCTTGGTTGACCAAGGGTACAAGCGGTCCGAAATCAACGACACCATCCAAAATATGATGGCCATGACCTTGGAGGAAGTCAAGGCGGTTTGGGACAACCCAACGGCAACGGTCCTCGAAAAGACCATCGCCTCGGCCATCCGCAAGTCCATCGAAAAGGGAACGCTCTACTCGATGGAAACCCTGCTCTCAAGGGTGTACGGTCAGCCCAAGCAGGAAGTCGCTGCAACCATATCGCCTCAACCAATTTGGCAGGGCGTAAAACTACAAGTTGACACCAACCACAACGGCAATCAAGATTGATGGATTCCGCAAGAGAGTCCGAATAGTCCAAGGCGGTTCATCGGCAGGCAAGACCTTTGCCATCCTGTCCCTGCTTTATTCCTACGCAGCCAACCCCGAATGCGGTCCCCTTGAGATTTCGGTAGTTTCCGAATCCATCCCCCACCTTCGCAGGGGTGCGCTTAAGGACTTCCTCAAGATGCTCAACATGACAGGGCTTTACCAAGAGGAACTTTACAACCGAACGCTGCTCCGATATGACTTTCCGCATGGCTCCTACATCGAGTTCTTTTCAGCTGACCAAAGCGACAAGATGCGAGGGGCAAGGAGGGACGTGCTATTTATGAACGAGGCCAACAACATCACATGGGAAGCCTATCACCAACTGGCTATCAGGACAAGGAACGCTATCTACATCGACTACAATCCAGTCCGAGAGTTTTGGGCGCATACCGAATTGATAAATGACCCCGATGCCGAGTTCCTGCTCGTTACCTACAAGGACAACCAAGCCCTTGACCCTGCCATCATCCGAGAGATTGAGAAAGCCAAGGTCAAAGCCGAAACGTCTGCGTATTGGGCGAACTGGTGGAAGGTGTATGGCCTCGGTCAAGTCGGGACGCTTCAGGGTGCGATATACGAGGACTTCGAGGTCGTGGAGGGGATAGATGTCAGCCGAGCGAAATTCGTCGCCCTTGGGCTTGACTGGGGCTTTAGCAACGACCCAACCGCACTCGTGGCAATATACCGCCAAGGGGACTGCCTGCTCATTCAAGAACTGCTCTACGCAACAGGCCTGACGAACCAAGACATCGCAGACAAACTGCGGTCCTTGGGCATCACAAGGGCTTGGGAGATCGTGGCCGATTCAGCAGAACCCAAGAGCATCGAGGAAATCTACCGCCTTGGTTTCAACATCAAGCCAGCGGAGAAAGGTCCCGACTCGGTTCGGAACGGGATAGACATCCTGAAACGCTTTAAATTGCAGGTTACCAAGGATAGCACCAACCTCATCAAGGAACTGCGGTCCTACACTTGGGCAACCGACAAAGAGGGCAAGAACACGGGGGTCCCGATTGATTCATTTAATCACGCCTGCGATGCGATGCGGTATGTGGCCCTCAACAAGTTAAGGGTCAGTAACTCTGGGAAGTACGTTGTGGTTTAACTTTGCGGTACTAAACCCCTAAACAATGACACAGGACGAAATTAGACAACTGAAAAACTATGATATTAAAATCGAGTTTTTTGACCGAGGTTGCGTGGTTAAGGTTGGATGCAAATCATTAGCCTTTAAGAGCGTTGAGGAAGCGATAGCAGAACTTACGGCATACGCCAAAGACCCAATTGAAGTTGGCAAGAAGTATGCACCAGAGCATTTTGTTGGACCCAAGGGATGCCTTGAACAGGAATGCGTTCAACTGAGATGAACCCCGAACGCATCCTTGACCTGCTAATCGAAATCGGCAAGACGCTTGCAGCCGTTTTCTTCATCATCACCCTTCTAACCCTGCTGCTTCAATGAACAAACATTACAAATTTGAACTGCATTGCGATGCTGGCGTTTACTACGCTAACTCGCTGCTTGGCCTAATCCTTCAAGTCATTAGGCATCGCTTTTGGCATTTGACGCATGATGGTGTTTGGATGGATTAGTATGAAAGTCGTTCACTATTACCACGTTTATTGCGGAGGCAACTGGCAGTTAATTCTGAACCAGCACATGATGGCCGTGTGCAACTATGGCCTTATCAATGTCTTGGACGAAATCCGTGTAGGCATCGTCGGTCCACCCGAACAACGCAAGGCGGTCAAGGAGGTGCTGGAGAACTCGATGGTGGCCGATAAGGTCAAGGTCGT